TTCGGACACAGAAGTTTTAGATACAAAAACTACTAAAAATCCAAATCTTTAATATAAATATAGTATAGGAGAAAAATATGAGTGAACACGTTAAAAGTTTTATAGATAAATTATCATTAGGACAAGCGGCTGAAGCTGGTGAAGCTTTTAAAGACGCTTTAAGAGATAAAGTTGGAGATGCTTTAGAGGCTAGAAGAAAAGAATTAGCTGGTGTATTGTTTCAAGGTAAAATTGAAGCAGAAACACACAGTGATCCTAAACCTGTAATTGCTGATCCATCTGCTATAACTGAACCAGTTGCTAATGAAAAACAAGGTCAGTAATTTAGTAAAAGAGACTAGAGTTATGGACTCAAAGTCTTATAACGAATTAACTCCTGTAATGAAAGAGGCAGTTAAAGAAGTTATTAAGATTATTGAAAATGAACAAAAAGATATTATAAAAAGTTTTGAAGGAGCTGTAGAAAAAGTTGTAGCTTCACGTAATATTAAACAAGAAGATTTATATAACTATTTTGATAAAGAAGTAAACGAACAATTAGGAATAAAATAAATGTCAACAATTATAGTAAAAGGAACTGTTACTACAAATCCTTTTTTGGATAATATTAGTAGAGCTCAATTTGTTAATTGTGTAGCTACGAGTGCTGCTCAAACAGTTGAAGTACGTTCTGAAGATAGTACAGTTTTAGGAGAATTTTATTTACATTTAGCAGGAGATTCTATTACAATAGAAAAAGCTCCTGGAGATGTTATAACTTTGGCTGCTGGAAAAGTTAGCGCTGTAGGTTCTCCAAGAAGTTAATTATGACTATATCAACTACGACATTAGTAGATGATAGTTTTAAAGTTATTATAAAGGCCAACGGTGTTGGTAATGAATCTGAACAAGTTTTAGTAAGTGCTTTAGAATTAAATAATGCTTCAAGTGAACCAAAGATTTCTATAGCAAATGTTTATTATGAAATTGAAGGTGGTGGAAATATTAATTTATTATTTAATACTGATGAAGAAGCTCTAACAATTAATGGTAGAGGTAACTATGGTTTAAAACCTGGTGAACCTAAAATTGAGGCAACTTCAACAGGCAATGGTAATATTTTGTTAACAAGTGATAACAACGTAACAAGTTATAATATTGTTATAGAGTGTCATAAAGAAAAAGGATTTACAAATTAATGTCAGATACAGTTACAACACAAACATTGGTAGACACATCAGGTGTAAAATATGTTATTAAATTAACAAACATTTCTGATGGTACTGGAGAAACAGATGTTACAAAAGTGGATGCTTCAACAACTACTTTTATGACAGAAGATGGTAATAGAAAAATTGCTAAAGTATGGTTTTCTGTAAACACATCAAATCCAAAATCAGCAGTAGAACTTAAATGGGCTGGTGCTACAAATGCTACTGCTTTGTTTTTAAGTGGTCAAGGTTTTTTTGATTTAAGAGAAGCTGGAGATGAGATAACAAATAATGCTACTACACCAACTGGTGATGTATTATTAAGTACAAGAAATTTTGCTAGTGGAGATAACTATTCATTGGTGATAGAATTTAGATAAAATATAAATAGTAAGCAACTAAGAGGGAAAATGAGACTAATTAGAGAAGAAATAAGCGACGCTCAGTATATCATAGAAGAAACTGGCGAAGGAAAAAAGAATTATTCGATTAAAGGTATTTTTTTACAAGGAGACCTTAAAAATCGTAACGGTAGAATTTATCCAACTAACGTACTTCAAAAAGAAGTTACTAGATACAACAAAGAATTTATCAATAAAAATAGAGCATTCGGCGAACTAGGTCATCCAGAAGGACCAACTGTTAATTTAGAGAGAGTATCTCATATGATTAAAAAGTTGTATCCAGAAGGAAAGAACTATATCGGTGAAGCAAAAATTATGGACACTCCATATGGTAAGATTGTAAAAAATCTTATTGATGAAGGCGCTAAACTAGGCGTGTCATCAAGAGGTATGGGTTCCTTAGTACAAAAAAATGGTCATCACTATGTAGGAGAAGATTTTTACTTAGCGACGGCCGCTGACATTGTGGCAGATCCATCTGCTCCAGACGCTTTCGTAGAAGGCATTATGGAAAATAAAGAGTGGGTATGGAACAATGGAATCCTTGTGGAACAAGATGTTGCCGCTTGGAAACAAGAACTAATTAAGACAAAAAGAATTGAATTAGCTGAGAAAAAGGCTAGTATATTCAAGGATTTTTTAAATAAACTATAATAGAAAAACTAACAATTATAAATATCACTATAAAACGAGATATTTTTAATTCGAATTAAAAAATAAAGGAGATTTCTCAAATGGCTACAGAAAACAACGTAGAAGTCAAAGCAAATACAATAGTAGAACAAGACACTATTGCAGATGCTCCAAAAAAGAATGCTGTAGCAGCTGAACCTACTCATTTGTCTAACGAGGCAGAAGATTTAGGAGCAGCGGTTGTGAAAGCAACTGACAGCAATCCTGACGCTACAAAAAAATCAAAAAAAGTTTCTGACGCAGTAAACGCTAAAGCAGAAGCAGGCGACGTAAGTGGTAATCCAGATACACAAGCTGGTGTTACTAAAGTTGATGCTCCAGCAACAGTTAAAACTGAAGAAACTGAAAAAGAAGAAACAATTGACGTTTCTGATGATGTTAAAGCATTAATCGGAGATGAAAAATTAACAGAAGAATTTAAGGCAAAAGCTGCAACTATATTTGAAGCTGCTATCAGATCAAAAATGAAAGTAGAAAAATCAAAAATGGAAGCTGGTTATGCAAAAAAACTTAAAGAAGAACTTGATACAACTAAAACAGAACTTGTTGAAAAAGTTGATTCATACTTAAACTACGTAGTTGAAGAATGGATGAAACAAAACGAGATCGCTGTTGAAAGAGGTATTAAAGGCGAAATCGCTGAGGACTTTATCAGTGGTCTTAAAAAATTATTTGAAGATCATTACATAAACGTACCAGACGAAAAATATGACGTGTTAGAAGATCAAGCTTCTAAAATCGAAGAGCTTAACAAGAAATTGAACGAGCAAATCGACGCTAACGTTAAATTAAATTCTGAAATTGGTAAATTAACAAGACAAGATATAGTTGACGCTGTATCTTCTGGTCTTGCTGATACTAACAAAGAAAAGTTTAACAAATTAGCTGAAGAAATTGAATACACTAACGCTGATGAGTTTAAGAAAAAAGTAACGACTATTAAAGAGTCTTACTTTTCAACAAAAGAAATTTCATCTAATAATGAAATAGATAACGTTGCCGAAGGCGAGACTACAGACAATGTAGATTTGTCAAACGCTATGACTGCTTACACGGCCGCTATCACTAAAACAAAGAACTCAATTAAATTGGGTTCAAAAAAATAAAGGGAGAATAAAAAAGATATGTACTTATCTGAACAACTAGTTAAAAAGTGGTCACCGGTCCTTGAACATCCAGAACTCCCAAAAGTTACGGATAGTTATAAAAGAGCGGTTACTGCTGTTATCTTGGAAAACCAAGAAAGAGCATTAAGAGAAGATAGAGCATTCATCAATGAATCTGCTCCGCAGAACTCAACTGATGCTTCTTACGTACAAAATTGGGATCCAATCCTAATTTCTTTAGTAAGAAGAGCGATGCCGAATCTTATCGCATACGACATAGCAGGCGTACAGCCTATGACTGGTCCAACTGGACTAATCTTCGCTATGAGAGCAAAATACGCTTCACAAGCAGGAACAGAAGCTTTATTCAATGAAGCTGATACTGATTATTCTGCTAGAAACGCACTCGGCGACTCTACTTTAGGTGGTGTTGACGGTTTAGGTGGTGGCCAAACAGGTACTAACCCAGCGTTATTGAATGACAGCCCAGCTGGTGCTTACACAGCACAAGGTGGTATGGCTACTTCAACTGCTGAAGCTCTAGGTGATTCAGCAAATAATAGCTTTTCTGAAATGGCTTTTTCAATCGAGAAATCGACTGTAACTGCTAAATCAAGAGCTCTTAAAGCTGAGTACACAATGGAACTTGCACAAGACCTTAAAGCAATTCACGGTTTGGATGCTGAGACAGAATTAGCAAATATTCTTTCTTCAGAAATCCTTTCTGAGATCAATAGAGAGATCGTAAGAACTATCTATATCGTTGCTGAAAAAGGTGCTTCTGCTAACACAGGTACTGTAAATACAACAACTGAAGGAATCTTCGATTTAGACACAGACTCTAATGGTAGATGGTCAGTTGAAAGATTTAAAGGACTAATGTTCCAAGTTGAGAGAGAAGCTAACGCTATCGCTCAAAGAACACGTAGAGGAAAAGGTAACATTCTGATAACTTCTTCAGATGTTGCTTCTGCTTTACAAATGGCTGGTGTATTAGATTACGCTCCTGCTTTAAACAACAACTTACAAGTTGATGATACAGGAAATACGTTTGCTGGAATTCTTAATGGAAGATATAAAGTTTATATCGATCCATATTCTGCAAACCAAGCAGCTAAACAATACTTTGTAGTTGGATATAAAGGTTCATCTCAGTATGATGCCGGTATATTCTATTGCCCATACGTTCCACTTCAAATGGTGAGAGCTGTTGGTCAAGATAATTTTCAACCAAAAATTGGATTCAAGACAAGATACGGAATCCAAGCTAACCCATTCGCTGAAAACTCAGGTTCAGGCGCAGCGGTTATCAACGGTGCTGGAAATATCAACTCAAACAGATACTACAGACGAGTACAAGTAGCTAACATTATGTAAGCTAGTTGTTACTTCTTAGTAACACGATTAAAGGGAGAGTGTAAAAACTCTCCCTTTTTTTATGCCTAAATATTAATATGACTGTTACAAACTCATATTTAAGACAACCTACAAAATTGGACTATGCTAGTCCTACACAGTTTAAATTTAGTATAATTAAATTACCTAAAGTTGAATACTTTTGTACGGCCATTAATCTTCCAGGAATTTCAATAGGATTTTCAGAACAAGTTACACCTTTGATAGATATACCATATCCTGGTGAAAAAATGAAGTACCAAGATTTAACTATGACATTTATGGTAGATGAAAATTTACAAAACTACCAAGAAATTCACGGTTGGTTAGTTGGCCTAGGTTTTCCTAGAGACCACGATCAATATAAAAATCTATTAAATGCCTCTATTGATCGTTTTCCTACTTCAAAAGGAAGTACAAGTAAAGAACCAGGAAAAGTTAAATACGGTACACCTAGTCAAGGTGGTTCATTTTCTGATGCCACACTTACAATACTATCAGCAAAGAACAATCCAGTGACGGAGATACGATTTAAAGATGTGTTTCCTGTCAGTTTAGGCGGCCTATCTTACAATCAACAGGCTACGGATGTTAACTATCTTTCTGTTGATGTTACTTTTAAATATACTGTATATGAATTTGCTTCTACAGTAGGTTCATCAACAACGGCCGTTACTACAACATAGGTTGATTTTTTTATAATTTTGTGATATAATTAGATTATGGATTTAGAACAATTACAATTAGAAGCAGACAAAGACCTTAAAATTAATGATACTGAATTAGATTTGGAATCATTAAAAACCCCACAGTTACATAACAAGTATATGAAACACTATACTAAGTTTAAACTACTTCTTACACGTACAGAAGATGAATTAAGAATATTGAGACGTGATAAGTGGGAATATTACACAGGCAAATCAGCTCCTCAAATTTATCAATTAAAACCTTTTAACTTTAAAATATTAAAAACAGATGTTGACAAATATTTAGAGTCTGATGAAGATATACAAAAGTTAACACAAAAGGTGGCCTACTTAACTGTTGTTGTTGACTTTCTGGATAAAACTTTAAGAGTCATAGTTAATAGAACTTATACAATTAAAAATGCTATTGAGTGGAGAAGGTTCACTAGTGGCGCTGTATAATGACGCTTACAAAATATATAATCATAGATAAAAAAAACGAAGTATATCTAAAAATAGAAGCAGATGATTCTATACGTAGAGAACTTGGAGAATATTTTACTTTTGAAGTTCCTGGTTATAGATTTACTCCTCAATTTAGAAACAAATGGTGGGACGGTAAAATAAGATTATTCTCTTATGCTACCGGTCAAATATTTGCTGGTCTTTATCCGTATATTGTTAAATGGTGTGAAGATAATAAAGTACAAATTGTTGATGGTACTAAAATAAAAGATATAGAAGTAGATAAAAAATTAGTAGATAAATTTGTATCTGGTTTAAAGATACCAATGGAATTAAGAGATTATCAAAAACAAGCCTTTATACACTCATTAGAAAAAACACGTTGTTTATTATTATCACCTACGGCCTCTGGTAAATCATTAATAGTCTATCTCTTAGTAAGATTTAATTTATTAAGATTAAAAGATAAGTCAAATAATAAAATATTAATTATAGTACCAACTACATCATTAGTAGAACAATTGTTTAAAGATTTTAAAGATTATGGTTGGAATCCTGATAAGTACGTACATAGAATATATCAAGGTCACGAGAAAGAAACAGACAAGAATGTAGTCATATCTACTTGGCAATCAATATATAATTTACCTAAAAAATGGTTTAAGTCATTTGGTGTTGTTATTGGTGATGAGTGTCATTTATTTAAGGCCGTTTCTTTAAGTAAAATAATGACTAAGTTAGAAGATTGTAAATATAGAATAGGTCTTACAGGTACTTTAGATGGTACTAAGACTAATAAATTAGTTTTAGAAGGCCTGTTTGGTGCCGTTAATAAAGTTACATCAACTGCTGAACTACAAGAGAAAAAACAATTGGCCGATTTGAAAATTATATGTTTAATACTTCAACACGATAAAAATTCTAAACACTTTTTAAAAGATAAAAGTTACCAAGAAGAAATGGATTTTCTAGTGTCTAATGAAAAGAGAAACAAATATATTCGTAATCTATGTTTAAGTTTACAAGGCAATTCTTTAGTATTATTTCAATATGTAGAAAAACACGGTGTTATATTAAAACAACTTATAGAAGATAAAGCTGAAGATAAGAAAATATTTTTCGTTTATGGTGGAGTAGAAGCAGAAGAAAGAGAGAAGATACGATTTATAACTGAGAAGTCAGATAATGCAATTATAATCGCCAGTTACGGAACGTTTAGTACTGGTATTAATATAAGAAATTTACATAACATTGTTTTTGCTAGTCCAAGTAAATCACGTATTCGTAATTTACAATCTATTGGTAGGGGTCTAAGATTAAAAGATGATAATTCGGCCGCTACTTTATATGATATTGCTGATGATTTAAGTTATAATGGTAAAGAGAATTATACTCTACAACATTTTAGAGAAAGAATAAACATTTATACTTCTGAAAACTTTAACTACGAAATACATAACATAGAACTCATAAATAGTAATAACAATGGAACAAATAAAAATAATAAAGCTGATTAACGGCGATGACATTGTTTGTAGTCTGGCTAAAGAACAATTGCCAGATAAAACTCCATTGTTACGTATAGATAAGCCGTTACAAATTAAATACGTATCTCAATTAACAGCAAAAGGCCTTAAAGATTATATTGCTCTTATTAAATGGGCTGCCTATACTAATGATAAGATTATAACTATTCCAAAAGATAAAATCGTTACAATTACAAATGCCACTGAAGAAATGACTAAGAGTTATATAGAAGTATCTAAGAAGTATGAAAAGATAGTGGTGCCAAAAAGAAGTGAACATAATATTGAACAATTAAGTGAAGAAGAAAACAATGAGTTTAATGAATTGTGGGACGAGTTTAGAGATGTTAGGAAAACAATCCATTAATCTGGAGTATTCTATCAAAGAGGCAACACCCCCCATTATACGGATAAAAAGAATAAAGTCAACCCATCCTGGAACCGACTTTTTTCATAGTCTTTGTATAAGTGATTGACAAACAACACAAAGTGTAGTATATTTAAATAATGACAACATCAAAAAAATCAAAAGAACATTACGTAAGTAATAAAGATTTTTTGGCCGCTATGATTGAATATAAAAAAACAGTCAAACAATCGGTTAAAGAAGGCAAAATAAAACCAAGAGTACCTGATTATATTGGCACTTGTTTTTTAAAAATAGCGAATCATTTATCTTACAGACCGAATTTTATTAACTATACATTTAGAGATGATATGATTTCTGATGGTATAGAAAACTGTTTACAATACTTAGATAACTTTAATCCAGATAAATCAAATAATCCATTTGCTTACTTTACACAGATTATATATTATGCTTTTATAAGAAGAATACAAAAAGAAAAGAAACAAGTAACAATCAAACATAAGATGTTATTAGATTCTAATTTTGATGATATGGCTTTACAACCAGGAGAAGATAGGGAATTTCATAATCAATTTACAGAATTTTTAAAGAAAAACTTGCCAATAGAAGAATTACCTAAGATTGAAAGTTTGGCTCATCATAGAGAGATGAAAAAAGAAAAAAAAAGAAAAAAGAAAAGAACACGTAAAGGCAAGTTAGATTATTTTATTGGTGTATGAAAATAGCGTTGATTAACGATACGCATTGGGGAGCCAGAAATGACTCGCCAGCGTTTATAAATTATTTTAATAGATTTTATGATGAGGTTTTCTTTCCTTATCTACAAGATAATAATATAAACACACTAATACACTTAGGTGATGTAGTAGATAGAAGAAAGTTTATTAATCACAATACAGCTTATAATTTTAAATTAAAGTTTTGGGACAAAGTTGAACAACTAAAATTAGATACACATATATTATTAGGAAATCACGATACCTATTATAAGAATACAAACACAGTAAATGCTTTACAAAATTTAAATCTACCTAAAAACACAAAAATATATACATCACACGACACAGTATCTTTTGATGGTTTAGAAATATTATTCTTACCTTGGATTTGTGATGATTTAGTTGAAAGCTCATTACACACTATTGATAATTCAACAGCACAAATTGTTATGGGACATTTAGAAATAAAAGGATTTGAAATGCACAAAGGCCACCTTAACGAACAAGGTTTGGATAAGTCATTATTTAAAAGATTTGAAAAGGTTATATCAGGACACTTTCATAAAAAATCAGATGATGGTCATATCTATTATCTAGGAGCTCCTTATGAAATTACGTGGTCAGATTACAAATGTCCAAAAGGATTTCACATATTTGATACACAAACAAGAGAATTGACTAGAATACCTAATCCACTAAGAGTACATAAGAAATTGGTTTATAACGATAAACAAGAAGATTATTCTAAAAAGAATTTAAAAGATTTTGAAAATACTTTTGTTAAATTATTTATATCTAACAAAACAGATATAGATATGTTTGATAAATTTGTGGAAAAATTTCACAACGAAATAAATGTACACGAACTAAACATTATAGAGGATTTAAATAGTGATATTACATCTAGCGTGAGAGAGGATATATTAGAACAAGGAGAAGATACATTAACATTTTTAGGTAATTATATAGATCAGATAGACACCAAACTAGATAAAAACAAACTTAAAAAATTTGCTAAAGAACTTTATGTGGAGGCTAGCGAAACTTGATAGTATTTAAAAAGATTAGATGGAAGAATTTTTTATCTACTGGTAATACTCCAATAGAAATAGAATTAAACAAAGCACCAACAACACTTATTATAGGAACAAATGGTAGTGGCAAATCAACACTACTTGATGCTCTATGTTTTGTTCTATTTAATAAACCATTTAGAATGATTAAGAAAGAACAGATCGTTAATACTATAAATGATGGTGATGCTGAAGTTACTGTTGAGTTTACAGTTGGAACAAAAAATTACACAGTAACAAGAAGTATTAAACCAAACAAATTTGAAATATATTCAGACGGTGATTTAGTAAATCAAGACGCTTCAACGATTGATTATCAAAAATATTTAGAAACAAATATAATGAAATTGAATTATAGATCATTTATACAAGTTGTTATATTAGGTTCTTCTTCTTATGAACCGTTTATGAAAATGAAACCAAGATATAGACGAGAAGTTGTTGAAGAAATATTAGATATAAGAGTATTTGGTTTAATGGATTTGTTATTAAGAAGTCAACAATCAGATTTACAAAAGAACATAACAGAAATAAGACATAAGTGTGATTTAATTAACTCTAAGTATGAATTAGAAACAAAACACTTTAAAGAATTACAAGGCAGAAATACGGATGACAAAGATTATAAAAAGAATATATTAGACAAAAACAATAAAGACTTACAAGAGTATCTTAAAAAAATTACTTTATTAAACGTTGAAATAGAAAACAATAAAAACAACTTAATTGAAAGAGAAAATGTTAATTCGAAAGCCAATCAATTATCTAAATTAGAAGCTAAGATTGAAAACAATTTATTAAAACATAAAAGAACATTAGAGTTTTTTCAAAATAACGATACTTGTCCAGAATGTACACAGGCCATCAATGAGAATTTTAAATCTACTAAAATAGATAGCGAAAGTCAAACAATACACAAATTAGAAGGTGGTTTACAAGATTTGCTATCTGAAATAATAAAAACAGAAACAAAAGTAAATGAATTGAATGCTGTATCTCAAAAGGTAAATGAATTAAACGTAGAAATTGCCAAGATCAACACTTCAGTTGACGAACTTAAAAAATACAGCGATAAGATACACGAAGAAATAATGCTATTAGAAAACAAAGAATCAGATGGTAAAAACATACAAGAACAATTAGATAAGTTAAAATCTGAACTAGAAGAATCAAAAGTATTATTAGACAAGATAACGGAAGAAAAACAATATGTAGATGTTGTAAGAGAGATATTAAACGACAAAGGTGCCAAAGCCAAAATTATTAAAAAGTATTTACCTATTATGAATACTTTAATTAATCAATATTTACAATCAATGGATTTCTTTGTATCATTTCATTTAGATGAGGAATTTAATGAAACAGTTAAAAGCCGACATAGAGATACTTTTGATTACAATAATTTTAGTGAAGGAGAAAAGATGAGAATAGATTTAGCTTTATTATTCACTTGGAGAACAATCGCTAAAATGAAAAATAGTACTAATACAAATCTACTGGTACTAGATGAAATATTTGATGGTAGTTTAGATGGTCAAGGAACAGATGACTTCTTTAAAATTATCAAATCAATGCCAAAAGAAAATATCTTTATTATATCTCACAAAGGAGATATTCTATTTGATAAATTTACCAACATAATCAAGTTTGAAAAAGAACACAACTTTACGAGGTTACAAAATGCCTAATGAACTAAAACTAATATCACCAACAGATCCAAGAGTACAAACAGCCATAGCACCATTTAAAGACGAGATGTTAAAAGAATATGAATTTAAAGATAGAAAAGAATTATCTAATGTAATGTTTGATACTATGTTTAAATATGGAGGATTAGGATTATCTGCTAATCAAGTAGGACTACCATTTAATATGTTTGTATTTGGTGGCCATCCACATTTAGAAAAAGGAGCTAAAGTATCTTGTTTTAATCCTATGATAGTACACAAGAGTGAAGAAACGATTGTTATGAAAGAAGGATGTTTAACTTTTCCTTTTGTATTTTTATCAATAACAAGACCTAGAAAAGTAGTAGCAAAATTTGAAGATGAACACGGAGTATTAAAAGAAGCTCACTTAGACGGAATGATGAGTCGTATATTTCAACACGAATACGATCATATGTTAGGCCGTTTGTTTACAGAAAGAGCAAGTAAAATGAAACTTGATATGGCTTATAAAAAAGCTGAAAAAGACATTAAAAAATTACAAAAAAAGAAAGGATAATATATGGCTAGTTTTACAGAAGAAGATAATAAACCTAAGATGTCACAAGAAGAAAGAGACAAACTTATGGAAGAGTTTTTATCTAAAGGTGGTAAAATTGAAGAACTAAAACCTGGAATAGCAAAAGGTGCTGGTTCTTTAAATAGAAGTAAAAGTTTACAATGGTCTGAAAAAGACGTAATACAACAAGAACATAGTGAAAATTTTATACCAAGTAAAGAATAATTTGACTTTTGAAACAAATTAGTATATACTTATATTATGGCCGTTAAAAAAGAATTAGATCCTTTTATAGAAAATCAATGGAAAGAATGGCAAGACTCTAATCCACTTGATAAAATACCAAACATAGACACAGACAAACTAAGAGATGTAGTTATTAAAGACTTATCTTTTGTGTCTGTTATGAATGTAAAAGAATATACACTATATCAAAAATGGTGTGAAGTACATCAAAAATATCCTACAGTAGAAACAAATAGTTTTTTTGATGACAGACCAGCACTAGCTGATCCTGAACAAGGTGCCATTATACAAGAAGTAAAAAACAACTTTTGGAATCCTGAAGATCCAATGGAGTATTTGAATTTAGAACCAGAACTTATTTACACTGATATAGAAAATGAAGGCAAAGTAGATTCTGTTACAGGTAAAAAATTACCAGCCATTTGGAATACACTTAGAACATTTTTATCTACAATGAAAAACAATAGTAATATTGGTCGTAATTTATATTTTTTAATAAGAGATAAAAAAACAAAAAAGTATCTAGGTGTTACTTGTATGTCCTCAGACTTTTTAGATTTAACACCAAGAGATAATTATATTGGTTGGGATAGAGAAGCCAAAACACAAAGAATGATTAATCATACTTGTATTGGCAGTACAATTGTTCCTGTACAACCATTAGGTTATAATTTAGTAGGTGGTAAA